TAAAAACCACAGGAATATTATAACCAAATTTTTGTAGAATAACACAAGTCTCTGTAGAGCACAGAGTAGGAATTTTAAATCCTAAATGTTTACCGAATAAATACCAAAAAGTTATATAAAAAACAGATGATTGTTTATAGTCTTCGTTAACAAAAGACTTCAAAGTATCTGCTTCTGGCATCTCAATATAATCTAAAGTTAAACATTCATGCCACTTTAATTTTTTATGGACTGCTTTTTCTTTGCATATCCTAACGCCTTTAGTGTGAATATGATATAAAGCTTGGCCAACAGCAATAGACACATGACCTAACTTTACTTTTCTACCCGCCACTAAGGTGAGTAGACTATGTTCCCAAAGGTCAGGATTAGGTAAGTAAGTATATAATTTTAGTGGGTATCTGCCCATGATTTACCAACAATAAATTCTGCATCAATAGGCATTCGTACACCTAACTTTTCTCCGGCTTCTCTTGCGCAGTCTACAAGAGTAAGGCCTACTCTATTAGAAATATCTTTTGGTGAAGATACTTGTATCTCATCGTGAATCCATCCCATGAACTTCACGCCCTTATTATGCAATTTTCTATGAGAAAGAACAAGCCACAGCTTAGACAGGATTGCTCCATTGCCTTGAAGAAGAGTATTCAACGCAGCGTGTTCACTGCGAACAGGAACTCGCCTGCCGTCAAGCAGCTCAACACTGCCGTATTTTGCAGCTTGGAATTGAACTTCATCAATTACTTTCTTCAATGCTGGCAGTTGTTTTAGAAACTTATTACGAAGCTGTTGACCCTCATGGTGGCTGCCACCTACAATTTGACCAATCTTTTCAGCCCCGGCACCGTACAGAAAGCCATAAATAAATGTTTTCGCTTGGTCTCTATCGCTCAAGCCTGCTGCATTCATGTTGGTAGTATGGATATCACCTTCAAGAATTTCTTTAGCATAAGCACCACCGTCATAGGCTGCCATTTTGTCCGCAAGCATACGCAACTCAAGACCGCTCAAGTCAGAGCCTACTTGCACATCGCCATCATGTGGCTTCCATAAGCTTCTGGATCTAGGATTCTTATCCACCTGAGCGATGTTAGGCTGCGAGTGAGTAGCTCGACCAGTGGCTGCGCCTTGGTGATTAAAGCTTCCGTGAATTCGGCCATCAGTAGAATACGTTGACCTTAGAAGCCAGTCCTCCACCATACCCAACAACTTTTGGATGTCACGATAACGAAGTATTTCTTTTGCCTCAGGAAAGTTGAGTGACTTCAATACTTTTGTATCACAGTTAGGGTTTCCCTTTTCGCTGATGGGGGCAGACCAACTATACTTCTCTTTAAACCTAGAAGCAATTTGTTTAGTAGAAGCAGGATTAAATACAGTAACCTTAGACTTTAGTTGTTTTCCGGTTTTTTCTGACCATCGTTCTTCTGTAATAGTCGGAAAAATTTTCTGGAGGTTATCTTCGATTTCTGCTTTCTCTCCAAGTAGTTCGTACTGTAATTCCGTAGCACTGCTAGAGTCAAAGCCAAAACCTTGCTTAGTCATGTCAGCGCACACATGGCCGACCAAGTGCTCGAACTGGACAACTTTTCTATTGTCTTTAATCCAAGGCTTTTGGAAATCATAAATCTTCTTATTTACATTTACATCTTGTATGCAGTACTCAAGCATTTCTTCAGAGTACTCCTCCCATCCGCCCTCGTAGTCTTGTTTATCTTCATCTAGCTTTCTCCCCCAAGCTTCAAGCGAGTGGCTATGTCTCCCCTTCTTGTCATGCAGAGGGAAAGTCACGCTCTTCTTGTCAGGGTACATTAATCTAGAAACAATGAGAGTATCAAGAACAGGGCAGCTACGGCTAAGGCCAAATCTAGAAAGAACGGGGATGTCGTACCCGATAAGATTATGACCAATCCACAGAGTAGCGCGGTTAAGGAGTTCAATACCACGCTCGATTTCTCCCGGACCGTACGTGTAGATTCTCTCTGAGCCTGCTTCTCTCGCCACGATGCACCAAGGTCTGGTAGCTTCGGGGACTGCTTGACCTTTCTTGTTGAGTGTTGTGTATGCGAGACCGTTTGCTTCGATGTCCCAGATGAGTTCCAAGTCACTTATCCTCCTGAATGGACGTTCCTTCGCCAAATGGATTGGCTTCGGCTTGTGGTTCAAACATAACTTCTCCATTATCTCCAAATGCAAAGTCCTTCTCAAGCAGTCTGGAGGTAGTGTGGTCGTAGTAGAGAGCGGATGCAACTCCACATCGACCCGTAAGTCTGTTCTTTAGTACTCTAACGATAGTTGTGTTACTTATCACGGGATCTGGATCCTGCCTGTTTCTTTCGAGGGCCACTACAGTATTCGGGACAGATGACAGCGCACCTGAACCCCTGAGGTCTTGAAGTGTGATTCTATTACCTTCTTCATACGCTTTGTCTGTCTTCTTAAGTTGTGAAACAATATCAACGTGTACACCAGTACGCGCACACAGAGACCTGAGTTCCTTCATCAGCGTATCGATAATGATTCGCTCACTGCTACCACCGTCAACGTCCTTGCCAGTGAATCCCATCAGTCCAGCCGCAGCCGCAGTGATGTGATCAAGAACAATTACTTCAACTCCCAATGAGATAGCCATGAACTCCATACGAGCGAGGAGATTGTTCATAGCATTATTACCAAGGTGGTCGTACACATAGAACTTAGTTGAAGCGAGTTCACGCTTGGCTTCCGCATACTCTTCATCAGTCAGGTCATCAATAACATTAATATCGATAGGTTGCTTGCCCATCTTAACCCGGAGGTCATTCATCATGCGTGATGCACGGATAGCGCGAACTGGTTTGTTCAGCATCAATGAAATCATATCATCAATAGTTTCTTTGGGCGACTCTTCGAGCATGATGGCACCAACAGATCGTCCGTCATTCAAGTGGTGATGAATAAGCTCTCGAAGGATTGTTGACTTACCCGAGCCAGTACCTGAGGTCCAGAGAGTGATCTCACCAGACCGCTGACCAATGAAGAACTCTGACATCTTGTCCCACGGGAAAGCCCACACTTCTGCTTCTTTTTCTTCGGTGCTGTCACTGATATCACTGACATGGAGAATCTCGTCAGGGCTGTATGCTTGAGCTTCCCAGAATGCAGTCACCACGGCCTTGGAGTTACCCTTGAGAACGCATTCGTTTGCATCCTTGTATGGCAGAGTAGCGATCTTAGCGCGGCCCGGAGGCAGGAGTTCTGCCACCTTACGAGCTGCTTCCTTGCCGGGTTCATCCATGTCGAACATGAGAACAACTTCTTCATAGGAATTAATAAACTCCAAGTTCTCTTTGACACTCTTGACTGCTGAGGCGGCACCGTTAGGCAGGCTGACAACAGGCCACGTAACAAGCAATTGGCTCACAGTCAAACAATCAATCTCGCCCTCAGTGATAACCAGCTTCTTGCCACCATTAGACTTGAACAAGTGCTGGCCGTACAGTTCGCACCCTCTGGGTGTTCCTGTCCACTTGAACTGTTTGTCAGGACCACGCAGGTGCTGGGCAACAACTTCTCCATTACGGTAATAGTTAGAGATATGCACCTCTTTACCGCCAATGTTTGCAATCTGATAGCCATACTTTCGGCAGGTCTTGTGATCAACCTTTCGGTCCTGAATGTCAACGCAAGAGCCGGTGTACTTAGTAAAATCAGAAGTCTGCATAGTTTCATTCTCCATATTATTGTTGTTTCCCCTAACATATGTTTCACATCTAAAACAATACTTATGACCATCAGAGTAGACGCACATATTATCACCTGATCTGTCATGACCATCAGCAGCACACTTAGGGCACTGCTCACGTTCAACTACATAACTTTCTTCATTCATCAATGGTTAAATTCCTTCAAGAAGTTAATTACATCTTGGACGTTAAGTTTCTCGCTGTCTTGTTTCTCTTGTAGTTTTTCGTAATATTCGCTTCGTTCTTCTTCAGTCATCTGAGTTAAGTACCTTAACAATGTTTTCCATAGTTTCGTCAGTCACTGTGATTTCCCAATAGTAACCAGCGTTATCTCCATCTGACTCAACCTTTACGGCATCTCCAACTAGCTCAGTAAGAATCTTTTTGAATACATCAATCAATTTGGTTTACTCCAATTTCAAACCAACCGTCTTGTTCGGGACCACTAGTCCAACTCTTAGTAATGTGAAGCTCTTCTATTTGTTTGTCATCATCCCATATAAGTTTGTTAAATGAATCGAGACACGCCTTGGCATAGTTATCAATATCACCCCGAGGCGCACTAAGTTTAGTTGTTTTAGGTTTAGTTACATAGAGTTCGATGGTAACTGAAAGCGGCCCTTGGAAAGGCTTATGCTCACCAAGGACCGCTCCAGCTAAATTTACCATGCTTTTTCTAAACTCTTTGTAAGGTCCAGTAAAGTATGCGTGTCCGTATTTAGACACTCTTGGACGGCTGGCAGCGACTGGGTTAATATCGAATCGCCACCGCATAAGTCCTCCTTAAAATGGAACCTCGTCGGTCACGACGGTAGTGGGTTCGTCAGGCTGTTCACCAGTAGCGGTATTGACAGACTCAACGGACACAGCTTCGCCGGTCCCAAAGGGGTTAGAATCGTTAGAGCCGCTGTCAGAAGCGACTTCCTTAAGCAGAACCGCATTGAACTTGAGCGAGAGATAGTTCTTGCCCATAACCTCAACGGGGTAAATGACGGAGTTGATGTTTACCGTATCGCCCTTCCAGCAGAAGCCCGGGTTACGTGCTTCAGTACCTTCAGAGGTGAACATCTTGGGCTGATACTTAGACTTAAACGTGATGGCCTTTGATCCGTCCTTGAGGGTCTTGACAAAGGGCTGGTCAACGTTCCACTCAGTAGCATACTTCTGGAGCGTGCTTTCGAGAGTTTCATCGTATTCAACAGTAATTTTATATTCACCTTCAGCGTTAAACTTAGTGTCAGGCTTGGACACATGGGAGTACTTAACAGTGAGGTCGCCGGTCTTAAGGGATGCAGTAATTCGATCAGTCATTAGTAGTTTCCTTTTCGTTAGTTTGGTTCTCAATGAGTTCTGTAAGTTGCTTAATTTGATTGTTAATATTAGAAGCAAGCATGGTGATTGCACCAGAGACTTCTTCCAAGTACTTAACAACAGCTGTAGCCTGAATACCAACAGGTTGTTCGGTTTCAGTGTTCATTTCTTCAGTTGTAATAGTTTCTTCTGACATTGCGTTCTCCTTTCCCTACGGTTAACCGTAGTTTGTTATAGCATGGGTTTTTACACAGGCATTACTTCTAGTATCGGGTGCCCGTTGTGAACTACTCCACATGAAAGCATAGGTTTTACCAGATAATGTTCAGAATATAGCATGGACAAGTGAGTGTTGTCTACCCCACAACCAACAGACATACCAAAGATACGATGATTATTAGGGCCACTGAGCCAGTTAATAGCAGCCTTTGTATGGTGGTGGCCCATAACGACTGATTGATTTCGTGTTCTAGCTGCATTAAATGCCGGGTAAGCAGAAGCAGCACCGGTGCCATGATAGTAATAAACCCCATCCAACTCAACATTATGTACCCACTCCCAGTTCTTTGTCTTATATAGTTCTTTGTATTCTTTAAGGTACATAGCGGGGATACCAGCATCCGCAGCCAGTCTATGCACACGGTTGTCGTGATTACCGATAGTCACATAAGCATTAGGAAACGCCTTGTACCATTTCTTGACAGTCTCAAAGGCAAGCTCGTACTCTCTGATTGCATCAGGAGACTCAGGGTTAGCCTTATGATACGAGATAACATGATGATCAATAACGTCACCAATAAAAACTGTTTGATCTGTACGATGCTTACGCCGTATTGATCTAATAAACTCAAAGTAATCTTCATGTACAGCAGGAGCATGAAGGTCACCAATAACTAATACTCTACTCATTTAATTTCCTCCGGACAATAGTCTGCCCACTTTCGTCTAATGTTTTTTATAACCTGACAGATACGTGATTCTGACAAACCCAAGGATAATCCTATTTGCTTTAAACTCAGTCCTCTTAACTTCAGCTCAATGCAGTTTATCTCTTGTTCGTTCAAAAGATCCCAGTCATAATTAGCTTTAAAATCGTCTGAGTAATCCTGTTTGTTTTCAGTAATATAAAACCTTTCTTCAAAAGTCTTATCGTCATCGTCTTCAGTTATTTGTTGTTCTCTAATAACAAAACGCGGAGCATTCCGTGATCTATCAGGATTTCTTTTGTGTCCTACAAAGAAACGAACCCCGTCAGATATTCTAAAAGGTAAGGACGCAAATAGATATCTCATAAAATCTCCCTTTTCGGGGGACCAGTTGTCCCTAATTTTAGGGGCGTGTTCCCATGCTTCGCTAAGAAGTTCGTCATGAGACCAAGACCTTAGTCTGCCGTCCTTTTTAATCGTAGCTATTACGATCTTTATCGCCTTTATTAAATCGTCATCGTTGTGAGGATTTATATCGTTACGAGTAATCCGCTGATCCTTCAAAGTCATCTCCTTCGATGATGAATTCTATTTGTACTAAATCTTCATTAGCGTTAGCTGGATTCAAAACCTTTTGCCCTATAAGATTAACATTCTGAATAATGATGTCAACCCATTTAACATTAGGCAAGTAAATATTGTATACAGCTTTTTCCATAGTTACAAGATTCTCTTCAATTGCGGTAAGAGCCTCCTCCATTTCTTTTTCACACAAAATAAACATATCATACGGTGGTTGCTGAGTCATCATCCGTCATCTCCGTTGGTTGCTTAACAGTAAGTTTAACTATGTCTCTAACCATTTCTTTTGGAATCGTATGTACTGATCCTCCTGCCGTTCCGTCGTGTTGGATAACATTAGTTACAGAGATACTATGATCTGTTTCGTTTAAAACAAAACCTATGGTAGTAACAAGCACACAGTTATCAAATGCCCACTGCTGCATGTCTTCAGAGTCAACCCAGTCCGGTCCTCCTGATGTCTGAGCGTCAACCCAATCGATACGTACCATTATACCAAGAGAAAGAACTTCTCGAAGCCAATCAGCAGAAGAGATAGGTGCTTCTAAGGATTTCTTCTGGATCCAGCCCGCCTCTTTCCGGTGGTTCTGGGATGGGGTGTTCGACAAAGTTTTCAACGCTCTGTTTAAATTTTCGTAATTGGTTTTCTTTATGAATTTCATAAAACATTATCCTTACAGTCTCAACTAGCATGGGGATAAAGTTACAAGGCACCCCAAAGCTATCGTGAATCATTGAAAATCTACTGCACCCGTTACGGGCAAGAAAGTTTACCACCATACTCATGTGAGCTGCATCGATAGAATGTACCCAGTTCGGGGGAATGGCAGTAGTCATTTTCCTTGGGTCCATATCATCAGTGAATTGCCACATCTCGGCAGTGTGTCTGATTCTAACATCATTCTTTAATAACAATGCAATATCAGTAATATATTCTACATGTTCAGTATAATATTGTCTAACTTTAAATCCATTAGGTGCCACCCATTCAAGCGGCTTTTTCTTTTTGTCTTCGTTATTGTAACAAATGTCAACACATTGTTTGATATACTCTTTAGCAAGGTTTGGTTTAACCAATGCTTCTTGAAGAGATTCCCATATAACCGAGGTACACTCAACGATGGCTCCTTGCCAGCTCAACCCTCTCGGCTCAAGCATGTCACGACACCAGTCAAGATGACCCTCTGATCGTATATACTGTCGAGCTGAATAGTAAGTAACTCCATACGGGTCGCACATCACTGGTCGCTTGGGCAGGCTACGTGGCATACATTCGTCATCTTCTGTTTCTTGCCAGTGAGTTAAGAATAAATCAAAGTAATCGTTTTCTTCTCTTTCTTGTTGCATCTTGCGTGTTGACATGTTAGCAATAAACTTATACATATCACCCGGAAGATCGGTATCACATACATTAACATACTTTGCAAGAGTTTCGTCAAGCATCGCAGCTACCCAGTGTTGGATACCGTTACATGTTCCGTCTAGGTGACATGGTACATAAGATTTCTTATCGTTTATTGCGTGAAACAAGTCAATGGTTGCAGCAAGTCTTCTGAAAGAAACATTCTTTTTCTTCTTTTTATCTTCCCATATAGAAACTGTTTCTTCAGGGTTTTCTGCAACTTTCCGTAACATCTCTAGGTTCGATTCGGTCCACTTTACACGGTCATCAAACGATAGCTTATCTTGATCCCATAAGTTTGCTACATTTACTTTGATCCAATACAATCCTTTTTCAGTGACATCTACAGGAACAGAAAATTGAATTAAACCCGCATCAAAGTCACCACTTTGTGGAGATAACAGTGTTGATTGTGTGTAAGCTCTGCCTCTGAAATCAGCAGAATATGCGTGCCAGAAAACAAAATCTTTCAAGTCTTTTGCAATGAGCAGACGCATTTCCATTTGCATTCTTTTTTGCTTAGACTTTTCCCATTCTCCCCAACATTCTGATCTCTTCTGTTTCCATTGAGCCATGGCCTCTCTTGTACCTTCTTCAGGAAAAGGCTCTGAGAACACAAAGTCATCAAGCTCATAAGGAGGGAGATTACAGTAACCGTTGTTTGTTTTATACAAGTTTTCTAAACACTCTAGAACTCTTTTGTTTACAGCCCACTCAGTTTGCTGAAGATTATTAAGAGTTTCTACAGATGCTTGCGAGTGTTGAGAATTATTCTTATGGTATGACCCCGCTCTAGCATTATGGATAGATGACTTTCGATACTCAATGTTTAAACTACCACCATACTGATCAGGGCTTGAGCAGGGGTACTGGTGAGGAATAGGAGGGGCAAGCATAGGATAGTACAGCCATTTGTAATACTGATAAAAGGCATGAAACTCTTCAAAGTTTTTTGTGAACTCATTACGAAGAGTGACCACAGTATACTTTTTAATCTGACCGTTCTTTACAATGGTTACAGTGTCATCAACAAAAGGCATAACACTCTCTTGATCTCCTACCATCAACGCATAAAAAGACAAGGCAACTACATTTCTCTTTTTGTTATCCCATTCTGGAAGAGTCTTGCACTTGCGGGCAAATGCTTTCATTCTCTTTTTGTTCCAGTTCTTAAAGTAATGAGATTGCCTGAAGAAATCTTCTGAAAAGTTTTCTTTCGCTTGTCGTATACCTATAGCAAGCCATAGCTCTCTTGCGATACGACTAAGGACACTTTGTTTAGTTTGTCCTTTGAAGTCTCCTATGTTGTTACTGTCGTACTTGATCCCGTCAGCTGTTTGAATCAAACGAGATGACAAGCAGCTATCAAGTAGAACTTTGACAACAATACAAGCACAACGCTCTGGGCCAAGTAACTGAGCGATAGTAATCCAATAGGGTTTCTTTTTTACATCTTTGTATTTCTCTTCAGCCCACTCTAAGTACTCAGTTAGATAATTACTGTAGTCGAATACGAATTCTTTTTCTCTTGGAGAAGAAGACGGGCTATGGTTTACATTATGAAGATACTTATTAATAGACTGCAATGCAGCGCGATCTTCGTTAGATAACTGAAGATTTATTAATCTCGTCTGCTCTTCTTTTGTGTAGTCTTTCCATGTTTGCATTTAGTGTTACTCTCTGCATTGTTTAACTTTTTCTTACCAAAGATTTTTTCATACTGCTCATCATACTTTTTCTTATCAACGTCTCGATACTTATCTCCTTTACCAGACATATGTACCTCCTTTCAAATTCCTTCTGCCCTCAACAAGAGGACAAAAGGATAGGTCAATTTTAATAAAGTTCCGGAATACGAAAACTGCACTAAATTTTATTTGTTGAAAGCTCACCTTGTAATTAGCTACAGTTCTCAAACTTCAATTAACCTTGTTAGTAATAGTAGCTCCGGGGGGACTCGAACCCCCATGAGGTTTACCCTCGACGGATTTTAAGTCCGTTGCGTCTGCCAATTCCGCCACAGAGCCATAGTTTATTTACAAGTACCACACTCCTCTGCGATAGGACCACGGGTATCTACACCAGTACCCTTGCAAACGGGACAATTAGGGTTAGTAATAATAGTCATAATGACTCCTTTCTTATACACTTCGGGAAGGACTCGAACCTTCGACCTGCGGATTAGAAGTCCGCTGCTCTATCCATCTGAGCTACCGAAGCAAATACCCTCAGCAGGACTCGAACCTGCGACCCATCGGTTAAAAGCCGAATGCTCTACCAACTGAGCTATGAGGGCAGGTTGCCCCCCGAAGGGGGCGGGGGGATTACACGGTCATGGCGTGCTTCATCACTTTACGGGAGAGGTCAGCCCTCTTACCCATAAGCACGTCGCCAGCCCGACTTTCGTATGAAGCCTTGCGTCCACGGTCAGCGGTCTTGTGCTGCACGTAGTTGGTCACTGCATTAGCAGCAAGCCACATGGAAGCAGGCACCTTCAGTGCGTCACGTTCCTGCTCAAAGGTAACCTTGACGTTCTCAAGGAACTTGATGGACTCCTTGATCGAACGGTCACGATCCTTGAGGATATCATCACCCACAGTCATTGCGAATGCTTCCATCCAGAACGTTTCAAGCGTACTAGTATTAACTTCTTTCTTTGCAAGTTCGTTAACGGTAGTAGCAAACCAATCACGCGACTGGCTGTACTTACCCAACGCTCGACGCATGTCATCCAGCTTAGTCTCGAAGTCACCGTTGTGACTGATCGAGTAGGTCTGTCCCCTAGCTTGGTTCAATGCGAGTTGAAGAGTATTGTTACACACTACGCGAACTGATGTACCAAACGCACGAAGAGAGAACTTACCATCGTGGCCGTTAACAAGACAAAAGTAATCATCCAACACATCATTCATGTTACCAACCTCAATGCTGCCACCCTTGAGTAGAAGAACAACACGCTTGCCGCCCATCATAGAGAAAGCAGACTCGACGTTTGCTGTTTCTGAAACAGACATTGCAAGCTTGGCAAGCTCAACGTTTTGGAAGACATTGTAATCTTGAGAAACATAACCAAGTACTTCGTTGGTATCTTCTCGATATGTCATGCAACGCTTCTGGTCAATGACCATGCTACCAGTATTAGTATAGCCGTAAACACCGTCAGTCTTGTGGACGTACCAATCAAGACCGGCAGTTTCAACTGCGGCAAGAGGACTCATATCATCCTCAACAACGTAGCCCAGTCCATGCCAAGCCTTGGTTCCCTGAAAGACGGCGGAGTCAGTAGCAGTAATTTCGTGTGACATAATTATAATTCCTTAATCTCTATCAAAAAGTTTCATAACCGCACTTAACGCAAGCCCGGTAATTCCTAAGACAATGAAGTAATCGAAACAACCCATCTGATATATTAGCAAACCATCTGCACCAGTCAATCTGCACCTTCCTTATGGCTATCATCGTTATCATTAAAGTCTAACCATTCTTGTGGATCCATATCAACAGAATCATCTACATGTGCAGGGTTATCGCCAGCCCATTCAGACCATTTATTTTTCCTTGGTCTCTTTTTAAGGCACTTGATCTTATCCTTTGCTCTATCAAGTTTTCTAAAATCGTCGTTATTCTTCGGACTCATCTCAATTCTTTCTGCCTCTCTTTCTGAGGCCATATTTATTCTTCTTAGATCGCCTTGGCTTACCAGCTGTACGACCTCTAAACTCTTTAAACTTAATTGACTTTGCCATTAGTTAAAGCCTTCCATGATTCATAAAAAAGTTTTGACATATGGGTATTGATTACTTCAGCGCACTCTTGTATTTCTTTCTGTGCGTGATCATCTGATCTCAAGTTATAGAATCTAGCCCATGCAGCCAAAGAACCGCTGACTACAAACTCGGTCATTACATTCTGGGGCAACACAAGCCTAGCCATCTCAGGTGCAACGCCTTCTCTAATAAGTCTATTATAGTGAGCAACCATTGTTTCAAGCAACTCGATTGTATCGTCGCTTACGTAGTCGAGTCGCCCAGAGCTGCCTTGCTTGATGCTTTCATCAGGTCTGCTTCTCCAGTAATTGACACGCATTAGCTCTGGTTCATCGGATACATACCTACGTGAAACCTCGTTGTAGGAAAACCCTATGGTGTGCTTGAACCACTGACGCGCAACAAAGATTGGAACCTTTACTCTGAATCGAGCAAAGCAATGAGCAAAAGGAGTCCAATGGTTATTGCGGGCAAGAAAATGAATAAGTTTTGTATCACGTTCATCAAAGTCATAACTAGCCTTTGCAAAAGAAACTCTTGCGGCGTTGACAACATCAAGATCGGAACCTAGATGACCTTGAAGTGCCACATCCATGTCACACCAGTTCATTATCTTCTCCTATTATCTCAGAAGAAATGTCTTCAAGACGGTGAAGGATCCGAATGTGGTCCTTTTCACCGGGGTAATGTTGTTCGACATGGTGTTTGATTGATTCCTTATGACGGTCAGAAAGTTCTTCCTGAGTTTGGGAAGGAGAATATCGAAAACCTGTTGGCCGCTCAGCTTCCAGACCTCTGCGACCTGACCGCCACCATATCGCGAGTAGTAATGCTCTGGATACTTTAGAATCTTCTCCTCTCGAAGGTAGCGCTCCTGTTCAGCCCAAGAACCCTGAA